ATAGACCGTAATGGGACTACATGTTTTGAAAAGACATTCTTGCGTTATGAATTGTCATTGGAAAAGCATCCCTATCAAATCTCAATGGATCGTCAGGTTACCCTTACAGGAACTTATGATGCTGTGACAAACTTGACTACATTCGTCACTCCATATCCACACCTGAATGAAACCCGCATTGTTCTATCAACCGACTTTGCAACAGGTCTAGTTGGTGAGGTATTAAATGTATCCTACCCCACTGGCACTACGATCACGGCATATGGAAACTTTAGTGCTGGATCAGTCATCGCCGGTGCTACGTTTACAAGCAGTGTTAAGATGTCTCGGCTATTTCCTAGAGACCCACAGAACCAAAGAGCTACTATAACATCTGGACGTTTTCAGCTTCGAAACATGTCATTTAACTTTAAGGAAACTGGATACTTCCAAGTGGAAGTCTCTCCAGACTTTAGAGACGCAAAGACATTTACATTTACAGGCCGCATTATTGGTTCTGGCAACAACAAGGTTGGTGTTCCAGCAATTGAGGCTCTTGGTAGATTTCGTGTTCCTGTGATGGCTAAATCTGATGGGGTAAGCATTAGAATTACAAATAGTTCTGAGAAACCCTTCAACATTACATCGATAGATTACACTGGGTTCTTCAACGAAATTACAAGGCAGGGATAGATATGTGTGATCCAATTACACTCACAATTATGAAAATTGCCGTAGCTGCTACATCTGCAGCGGCTACGATCAGCCAAGCAAATATGGCCGAAGACAGGGCAAATGCTCAGTTGGCAGACGAATTCACAGCAGCTAGTTCGCAACTAGATCGCGAGTATTCTGAAAGCCAACGCAAGATCGCTGAGGCTCAGGATGAAGACTTTGAGGGTAAATCTGATGCTATTCGTGCCGCTAACAAAGCCCTAGGAACTATGAGGGCTACTGAAACTGCACTTACAGACAGCAGCCTTGGAACCCTTATGTTCGAAGAGGCATATGGTAATGCCCTTAATTACTCCCGTTTGGATAAAACAGGTAAGCGTAAAGTCATGGCTCTTGAGTCTGAAAAGTTTGCTGCACAGCAGAGCTACATCAGCCGTACAACACTGGCTTCTAACCAGAACGCCAATCTCGCGGCGGACCTAAGTGCGCGTCGAACAGGTGCAATGCTTGGAGTCGCTAGTTCAGGTCTGAACATCTATGCATCCGCAAAAAATCAGTCCGCTTCTATAGCGGCAATAGAAGGCACAGGTTAATATGGCACGAATGGGACGATCACAGACGGACATCCGAAGCCAGAATGCTGGCCTAGCTAAAGTTCGTACACAATCCTTTAATAACAACATAGGTATGGAACAGTCAGCGTCAGCGGGTCTTGACCCAATGCGCGGTGACTTGACTAGCGCCTTCAATAACTTCTTTGGCGGCGTTCAGCAGGCCCTAGGAACCATGCAGGAAACTGAGTTTCAGGCAAATAAAGTAAAGGCGACTGAACACGCCAACAACATGAAGATGGCGGCTTCTAATGAGGCTATGGACTACTCAGTCAATAACCCAAAGCAAACTAATGTCAGCACGGCACTTGCGACAGAGAGTCCTGAGAACAACGCCAACAAACACTTTGTTAAACAGTACAAAACCACATTGGGTCAGAACATTGGTAACCGTTTGTATTCTGATTTCATCGCTACTCAAGCTGAAAAGCATCCAAGTACATTTGAAGCAAACTCTAAAGCATTCTGGGAGGAAAACTTTGCTGATGGTACTGGGGATATAGAGACTGATTTTGCGATGACTACCGCCTTCAACCGTAACTATGAGAACAATCGCGTATCGGCTGCTCAAGAGACAGTTCGCCGTACAAAGGCTGCAGGAGCTTTAGAACACAAACGGGCGATCTATAATGGCGTAACGACGATGACAACTGAGGGAGACCTCAACAATCTACTGCACTCAGGTACTCCAATAAACGGAGAGACCCGTGGTCAGCTAGCTTCTAGGAATATTGGAATCCTGATCGAAGCAGCGCAGGGTCAGGACATGTCGAAAAACTCTCTCGAATTAATACAGGGATGGATCGACAAGCAGCCTGTTTCGGCGGACGGCACACTAGGTCAATCACCCGCCACACGTTTCCCAATCATGGCTAATAAGCTAGAGCAGCTACTTCCAGTTATTGCTGCGCGAAACGCTACATTAAAGGGTGAGAAGATTGCTGAAGTAGCGGCTCTTGAATTTACGGCTGGTCTTCTGGCAATCGACGATCAACTCAAAAAGATTGACTTTGTAACATCCAGTGGTCCTGCCATGCTTGAGTTGCTTCAGAATACTCCAGGCGTCTCTGGATCAACGATGTCTGCTTTGAAAACGCAAGTAAGCGATCTGAGAACTGCAGGTACTGTTTATAAGGGTGAGCGAAACAATTGGGCTAACATGGCAGCGGGTCGTCCTCCATCAGCAACTTTTGATGGGGCGGAGGCTCAGGCATCGTTTTATGATGAATTCACTGCATCTAACCCCGTAACTAAAGGTACTCTCCTACGCTCTGCAATAGATAACTACGGGATAGATTTTGTACCAGCACGGGTTAAAACCCAGATGTCAGCCGCCGTCACTCAAGGAAATGATGACGTAGCTGCGTCAGCGGCAATGACCATACGGTCTTTGGTTGGAGAGTTTGGGGATAGCCGTAAATTAGAAAGCGTCCTAGACGAACCATCTTTGGCTATTTGGAGTAGCGCACAGACACTTATCGACAGCGGGACATCAGCAAGCACTGCGATGACTATGGCGCGGGGGCCAGGATATGCAGCCGCTCAAATCATGTTTGATGAGGCTGGTGGTCTTGCTGGCGTGTTCTATGGTGATGAAAAGAAGGCAGATCAGGATGCTGCCATTTCAGGTCTAGCTCAAAGCCAAGAGATGCTTACGGCTTTGGAAACTTACACAGAGGGCGTGGGGGGCTTTATTCGTACCTTCACCTTTCAAGATGGTGTCAATGTATCTGCGCAGTCAGCCCAGCAAATTAATAGATTGGTAAAGACAAATACTATCGCTGCCCTGATGAGGGGCGATGAACCCAATCTAGATGACATTATGAAACAAGTCGCAAAGACTATGGCCGGTAAGATGTATATTGAGGATGGCGCTTGGCAGATGTCGAATGCATCCTTACCAACAAGTAATCCAGATTACGTCAAACTAGGGCCAAGCGTTCTCAATAGAAACACAGGTGAGGCAGAGAATAGCCTCGCCACTTTGGAACTAGATGTCGAGGTTGCAACCGCTGGTCTCTATGAGATCGATCAGGAAATCTTTACTCCTGAAAACCTATACTTTCAGCAAGACCCCGCGTCCGCCAATAATGGCCATCTCATATGGAGCAGAAGCGATAACACGCCTCTTATGCTTGAGATAGGCGCAGACTTAGCCCTAGACCCCGGCTTTAAAGCTGATGGAGAGGTTTGGGGTTTTTGGAACGCTGGCGCATTTAGATCCGAATGGAAGAAAACCGTTCAACTCACAGGTAATGTGGCTGATGATATGGCGTTGATGAAAACCACTTTGGGACCAGGTTTAAGCCTATCCCCTAACTACGGCCCCGCTGGATTGCAGGGATACAACCTAATCGCAACCCCTCGCCTCACGGGTAAACCAATGTACTCAGATGAGGAACTTGAGATAATGCGCTCCGAAAATCGGTCACCCTTCTTACCAGATGGAACACGTTTCACGCCCGGTTAAATTTAATAGGAAAAAATATGGATACGATTAAAAACTATCTAGCAGAAAACAAAATCGAAACCGGCGCACTAGACGGCATAACAGACCCTATTGAGATCAATCGTAGCCTGAATGAACAGCATCGAAACGTCTACAGGTCGGGGGGCTTTGTGTCCCCCACCGTGGGCGTGACGGTAGCAGATAAAGACGTTGATATGCCACACAATCAGTACATGGAAAACCTGAACAGTGAGGTCTATTCGACAGTTGGTCCTAAAGCATTCGATAACGTCTCAGGCGATTACAGTAAGTCACGTCTTGAATACATTAGCGCACAGACACCTCTAGCTACTACGGTTCGTAGGGACTCATTAAATAGACCGATGATCGGCTATGGATTGAACCTCGACCTAGCTGAAAACTTTGCATTAGCCGCTGGCGTCTTAAATAAGACCCCCGCACAGATGAACGATATCTACACAGGCAAAACAGCAATCACTGGCCCAGAAGGCCGCGCATTGTATGAGGCTCAAGTGGAACAGGCAGATCAACTGATCAGCGAGAGGACAGGCGATGCGCCCCTTCGCGCACAGCAGCGGATCGTTCTGACAGCACTCGCCATTCACAACCCAAAGCTGATTGGCCCCGGACTCATTAAGTCTATCAAAAATGGTAATGTTGAGGGTGCTATTAACGAGATCGAAAACAGAAGCAATGCTGCAGGGAGCCGTGAGTTGCGGATGCGGCGTAAAAGAGATGCTGCTCATTTCGCTAGTTATTCTGAAGTGGGTGACCGTAAGGGTAACGCCTCACTTGCTACGATGATGGGCATGACTAAAAATAAGTATGCTAGCCCTGTCGAAAGTTTACGTCCAGTTAGGCGTCCAACTTTAGAAAGAGGTAACGCTCCGACAATTCGTCCTCGCATACGGCCAACCAGTGTTGAACGTGCGGAGGTTGCGGCGGAGTTAGATGCTGCGTTTGCTGAGAATAATGCTGAAGGTCCGTCGGTTGACACCGCGACACCTATGCAATTCTCAGCGGCGGACCTTTCTGAAAGTCCGTTGGTTGACACCACGTCACCTATGCAATTCTCAGCGGCGGCAAATGTTGATACTTCTAAAGCCCCTGCCCCAACAAACGCTGGAAATAGGTCAGGCGTTGATACTGCCCCCGCTGCTGTTGTTGCCTCTGATCTTGGTAAAGCACCCCTCATAAGTGAAGTACCCGTGCTAAGTGAAGCAGATCAGTACATCCGTGATGGTGGTATGGAAGCTGAACTAGAGGCTTTCTACGATGAAAACATTAATGATCCTGATGTTCTATCCGCAAGAGATAGACCAAAAGGTAGGCCAGCGCCCCGACCAGACGTGAGTTCTACTGCTACTGAATTACCTTTCGCAATGCCAATAACAGACAATGTGGATGCCACGGGTCGTAGCTTAGAACGTGGCGCTTCAGGCGGAATACTTGCTAAGTCTTGGTCTGGATTTACCTCGGCTATCTCTAAATTTATTGGAGAGAGCGGTGGCGATCCAGAGATTACAGTTCAATTTTATGATCTAGAATCCTATGAAGAAGCTAGAACGGCTGGTGACATTGAAGCTGGCGTAGACGTTATGATTGGTGACAGTGAAGAAACAGCGGTGGTCTTCCCGTATCTTTCGGATGAAACGCAAGCTGCAGACGGCGCAGACACGCCAACATTGTTTAGTCAAGCAATGGAACGATCCAGAATTCGGGCAGAAGAAGCTGCAGCCAATCATCCTGTACGTTTGCCCGGCGAGACGCCTCAAGCATACATGTTGAGAACTGGCGCTAGGTTTGGTGCTAATCATGGTGAAGCCGCTGTAACTAAAACTGAGGTCTTAGCTAAGGCTGATGAGATTTTATCCAGTGAGGATACTGGAGGTTTTGTCGAAAGCCTTATGTCTGTGGCTGAAGATGTTTCGTCTTCACTTAGCGGAGCATTTTCTAAGTTTGTTGGTGATACCGTGGACACTTATGAAAAGTATGTCTCGGATGCTGACTTCAGGGAATTCACAACATTTGGTAAGAACTTCATAAAACCCGGTGGAACAATTACTGAGAATGAACTGGGTGAGCCTGAAGTAAATGCAATGCGTGAGTTGGTCACCGCCGCTATGGCTGACGGTAAGACTTTTGTTGATTACGTAGATTTTGGTTCGTCCGAAGCAGAGTCCATCGACTCGCCAGGTGTTCTAGGTGGTATCTATAATCCTACTGTTAGAATTCAGCGTGTAATAGGTGGCTTCAAGTTCTTTAAGAACGATGCTGGAGAAACTATAGTCAACAACACCTATAACTATAATGGCAATCCTCAGAATAACAAAAGCCGTGTCGCTTTCTACAATGCTTATAAAGATGGTGACTTGGAGGGCATGGCCGCTATTGCGTACAAGCTGCGCCTCAAACCCGTCTCGCTGGCTTCCGTTATTGGATACGTCCGTCAGGAAGAACTTAAACTTGCTGGGAAACCTCACGAAACTCAGATGACAATTAATCTGGGAGTCCTTGAGTAATTCAGAAAATCTCTACTTATTAGGAGCCTCAAATGGCAGAAGAAGAAACTCAACGCGCGCGCCCACTAACTTACGCTCAAATCCAAAAGCAGTCATACGAAGGCAGAGCGCAAGCGGTTAAAACAAACTTCACCAGTGATAACCTAAAAAGTCTCGGCTTTGTCTCTTCTGCCTACGAGAGCTATATGCAGAGTACATGGATTGGTCAGGGGCTGCGCTATGGGATAGATCGTGGACGGTTCTATGACCCAGATGAAGCCAACGCTGATCCAGAATTCAACGTCTATGGCCACTATCTAGACAACAAAGACACCCATAGCGACATGGAAGTCTTCGTTAAGAACGGATATTTTGACACCGTTTATAGTGAGGCTCAATACAATAGGCGGCGTGAAGTTCTTCAAGATCAAGTTAAACAAAAAGAAAGTCTGTCAAACGCTAATACCGTTGGGGTTCTGTTGGGAGGCGTTGCATCTATCGTTGATATCTCTTCGCTTGTGCCGGGATACAACCTGATCAAAAAGGTCAAAGTGGCTGGAAGACTTGGTAGGATAATCACCTCCAAACCTGCACAGTTTGGCGTTATGGGTGCGCAGCAGTCTGTCGTTCAAGAAGTGGGTCTTCACGTTTTGAACGATCTTCAGACAATCGAAGAGTCTGCAATAAATACTATGTTTACAGCAGCACTTGGCGGCGGCATCGGGGTCTTTGTGTCAGCACGAAACCCCGCATCCAAACTAAACCCAAAAAACCCAGAGTTCGTCTTCAATAAAGACAACCGTATTCGGGCTGGGTTTCGCCAGTTCGGAGAGTCAATGTCTGAGTCCTCAGTCTACCAATCCGCAAAGGGCAAAGCGGAAGGGTCTGTAGAAGCTGTGTTAGATACGAGCTACGGTCAGTCCCTAAGTGCGGCTGCTGTAAGTGGGCGTCAAAATGCTTTGGCGATTGCTGGTAAAGTTTCAGGACCAATCCGTAAGGGTGTTAGCGCATTTGGTAAGGGTGGTGTTGCTTTAATAACAAAGACTGTAGGTCAAGCCACTCCAATTATACGTATGGCTAATGCCACATCCGACAAAGTTAAGGGTATCAGTCGTGGCCTCTTTGATCACGGTGGTATTCTTTCCGAAAACAATGCCAAAGGTTTTGCTGACATGTCCGTTGAGTCCTTAGCTAGGATGGTTCAGCAGCGTTACATGATAACCGTTGAGGTTCCTTTGGGCGATGCTTTCAGAGAACTACAACTTGCCGTAGCTGCTTTGACCAACAAAGGTAAAGCTGGCATGGCGGTGGACAAGACTAAACGTGGTCTAGGCGCAGCCGCTGATCTCGCAAAAGACGTGGCGAGAGGTCCAAATGCTTCTGGCCTGAAGGGAACAACACCGACTGAAACTGGCACTCTAACAATGGAGCGGTTCACATATTTAACTGGACGTTTTGCATACGGTGATGTGGATAACGCTTTGCTTAAAGAATACGTTGATCTCTTTGGTCAGGAAGCTACCGACATAATGGTAGCCTCGGCAAAAAAACAAGCTTCAGCATTGATGAAGCATAATGATGAATTTGCTGATGAGCTTATTAAAAAGGGTATGATGTCTCCAGAGGACAAGGTGGACTTCTACGTTGCTCCACAAAAGTGGCTGGGCAAGCAGATTACAGCTAATCGTGCAGAGGCCAAAGACTTCTTCATGCGTCTATTTATGGAAGACCCAGAAGAGCAATTCTTGATAGATGCGTATGGTATTACCAAGGAGCAGTTCGAGGCTCTAGGTAAGGCAGATGTCGTACTAAAGAGAACTAATGCTAAAGGTGAAGAGGTGGTTGAAACCATCACTGCTGATGAAGGCATTGAGTACCGCTTAGAACTTCTTGAGGATTGGTCAGCCGATCTAGGTCTGGACATGGATCGGACGTTATTGCTTGCGTTAGAACATGCTGAGATGGCGGCGGAAGCTTCTCAAAAAGAGGCTGTACGCGCTGCCTCAGAACTTCGATCAAACAATACTCAAGTTAAGAACGCATCTATTAAAGAGGCTGTGACGCTTGTCCGCGCTAGCGTAGCCAAGATTGCAAGGAAGAAGAAACTCCAAAAGGTACTAAAAGATAGAAAGAAACGTGCAGAGGCAGAAATTGCTAAACTCAAAGAAGAACTAAAGTCGCATGACCAAGAGATGAAGAAGGCCATCAAGGGTGGCGATAATCCTACAGTGGTTAAAGCTGAATCAAACGTGGTTGAGGCGGAAGCTATGTTGGACCTCTTTGAAACGGCTGGTTCTAATGCATCTGCAAAGGATGTTGATGCAGCTAGATTAAGCCTGACAGAGGCTGATGCTACTCTGAGGGCTTTAAAGTCAAAATCTACTTCAGATGCTCAAAGGCTCAAGCTGATAAAGCTGATCAAAAAGCCTGTACGAACTAACCGATTTAGCTACCTTGAAGGCAAACTTTCTGAGATTAATAAATCTATAAAAAGGTCTGAACAGGCTATCGCAAAGATGGAAGGTGAGCTTGGTCCTATCTCCACAAAGGTCGAGACTGCTGTAAGAAACAGACAGACGCTTGAGATGACCCGCAAGCTTCGCAATCAAGGCTTGAGGGATGCACAAAAAGGCGCTCGGAAAGCTAAGAGAAACCTCAAGAAAATGAAGCGGCTGGTCAAAAAGAAGGCCAATGAAAAGCCTCTTGATAACTATATTGATGATCTTCTGGATATGTTAGCTAAACGTAATAGTGGCAACACGCCTCTGTCGCGCATGGCTGATGAAGTTGGTGAATCTTCACGTCTTAAAAAGCGTATGATAAATTTAAACAGCGCACAAAGACTAGAGGCTCAGAAATTGGGAATCCTGTCTGATGACATCCTAGGTGACACCCGTCAGGCAATGGCTGACGTAAGTATGCGTATGGCCTTGAGAGATCAGTTTAGTCAGTATGGTAACTCAGTCGATGATATCAAAACGAATATGCTGAGAGATGTCAGTAAGGATTATGAAGGTCTGATCAAACGAGCCGAAAAGGCTGGAGACGATAAGGCTGTAAAGAAGCTGACAAAAGAAAAGAGAAACCGCGAAAAGGATATTGATAAGTCAATCGACAGGCTTATGGGGCGCTTAGATATGCCAAGAGACCCCGAAAGCATGATGGGTTTCTTAGTGTCTAAGGCCCGTGAGTGGAACTATATTCGCTTTGGTTCTGGGTTCTTAATACCCTCTCTTACGGATGTATCAAACACCGCTCTATCGACAGGCTTTGGTACTTTCTCAAGACGCAACTTGGCTCAAGCACATCGAACTATGATGGGCATGGGCAATGATGAAATACGCCGCTTGGTGTATGCTATGGAGTTAATGAACCATAACAATCGATCCATGACGTTTACAGGCTCTGATGATCTACGCCTTCAGTCTGGCGTAGGCGATCTTGGTACTTGGAAGCATTACACCACAAGCACAGCAGATCGTGTAGCGCGTGAATTAGCGGACGCTACAACAATGGCGTCTGGTATGCGGTGGTGGAACAGTCGTTTAAAATTGATGGCGATGGTTGAGCAACAACACAACATTATCAGGATCATCGACAATTACGATGAGCTTCTTCTTGGACTAGAGCGGTCACTTCAGAAGGGTGCTTCTGCCAAAGATTTAGAAGCGGCTAGGGATATTTCAAACCTCGCCTCAACTGGAATTGGACAGGATCAAATAAGACGTATGAAAAAACTTATGGGCAACAATAAGCCCAAATTTAATCAGTATGGCGTCTTGGAGTTAGACTTTGGAAAATGGAAAGACATGGGCGCAGAGGGTCAATTGGCCCACAACGATGTTCTCATGGCTTTAGAGATGTCAGCTAACCGGGCTGTTATGACTCCTACTAAGGGTGACACTCCATTCTTTATGTCTAATGAGTATGCGAAAACCTTCATGCAGTTTCAGACGTATGGCTTCGTTATTATGACAAAGTACATGGTTCCCGCTTTTCAACGCATGGCAAACTATGGAGACCTCCAAGCATTCGGTACGTTTGGCTTGGCGTTGGCAACAGGAAGCACAGTAGTTGCTGCGAAAGACCTTATCAGAGGTGGTGAGCTACAGGAAAGAACGATGGCAGAATGGTCTTACGAAACTATCGATAGATCAGGCTTTCTCACTTTCCTATCTGCACCCATCGAAGGCACAAAGTTTGCCTTCGGTATGGACGGTGGCTCACGCTATCAAAACGTCAGCGGACGCTTGGGGTTCTTAGGCGGACCTACGGGTGGTCTAGTGAACGACTTACTAGACTTCACGACAGCAGAAGATAACGAAAGGCGTCTTGAAGTTGCAAACAAACTAACACCGTTCAAGATATATCAACAGATATTCGACGTGATTAGAGGCGGTGATGATTAAACAACATGGGGGACTTCGGTCCCCCTTTTATATAGAGGATAAATTATGGCAAATGCACGTAATATCTACAGTATAGATGCGGCAAAGGCTGGACTTAGCGATCCTCAAAACCGTCAGTTTGATGTTGATTTTCCCTACTTACAAAAGACACACATTAAAATCCTAGTTAACGATGTAGCAACTACGGCATTTTCGTTTGTTACAGACGTAAGGATTCAACTAGACGGCGCTCCTATTGCAGGAGATGTGGTTGCTATTAGCCGTGAGACTTCACCAGATACTCGCTTGGTAGATTACCAAGTAGGCTCTGTATTGTCTGAAACAATTTTAGACCTCGATTCGACGCAAGGGTTTTATCTTGCTCAAGAGGCGAACGATATTAAGGAGGTGGTCCTATCTAGGAACGCGTCAAACCGTTATGACGCGCTCTCTTCTCGTATTATTAACGTAGCTGATCCCGTGGCTGCACAGGATGCTGCCACTAAAAACTGGGTCAGTACAACTTTTGCATCTGATATAACAAACGTAGCTACAGTTGCTGGAATAAATGCACAGGTTGTTATTGTATCTGGCATCAGCGCAGACGTAACAACAGTGTCTGGTATAGCTGCTGACATCACTACAGTAACTGGAATTACCGCTAATCTAAGCACAGTCTCTGGTCTATCTTCTGAAGTTACACGACTAGGCACCGCTGACGCTGTGTCTGATATGAATATACTTGCGACTGCTGATATTGTTGCCGACATGAACACGTTAGCAACGGCTGACATTGTGTCTGACATGAACACACTTGCAGGTATTTCAGCTAACGTAACAACTGTAGCTGGTATAAGTGCAGACGCTACGACTGTAGCTGGAATATCTTCTGATGTAACAACTGTAGCTGGTATCAGTGCAAATGTTACTTCTGTCGCTGGTGACCTGACTAACATCAATAACCTCGCAGCGGCGCTTAATGCAAGTACCACCTTTGTAATTACAATTGCCAACGTAGGTGGTTCAAATTATTTCCATGTAGATGGTACAAGCCATCCAGTTCTAAACCTCTTTCGAGGAAACACTTACACGTTTGATGTGAGCGATAGTACCAATACAGGGCATCCTTTACGATTTAAGAATGCTGACGATAGTAGTTATTCTACTGGCGTTGTAGTCGTTGGAACTCAGGGCCAAGCTGGTGCAACTGTAACACTTACTTTGGCAGCTAACGCACCAAGCGACTTAAAATATTACTGTACGGTCCACGGAAACGGAATGGGCAACAGTATTTCGGTAGCGTCTAGTAGCTTATCAACAGTTTCGGCTTCGATTGGCAACGTGAATATTAACGCCGCGAATATTGCTTCTATTAATACGGTTGCTGGAATTTCAAGCTCAATCGCAGCGTCTGGAGCCAACGCAACAAACTCCGCAAACTCTGCATCCGCAGCGGCGGGAAGCGCATCATCAGCGAGTACCTCTGCAACAGAGGCTAGTAATAGTCAGATTGCAGCGGCAAGCAGTGCAGCGGCAGCGGCTGTCGTCTTAGATAACTTTGATGATACATATTTAGGAAGTAAGTCATCAGAACCAGCTTTAGACAATGACGGTGATGCCCTTGCGGTAGGTGCTTTATTCTATGACAACTCCGCAGCAGCCATGAAGATTTGGTCAGGCAGCGAATGGGTTGCTGCAAGCTCGGCGGGTGGTGCTTCTTTAAATACGTTTAGATACACAGCAACGGCTGGTCAGACTACGTTCACTGGTGCCGATGATAATAGCACAACGATGAGCTATACTGTGGATAACCTAATAGTTACAGCAAACGGTATCGTACTCGAAGATGGTACAGATTACACTGCAAGCAATGGTTCATCTGTTGTACTTTCAGTTGCCGCTCTGGTTGGCGCTGAAATAAATATCATAGCGTTTAAATCTTTCACAACGGCTGACATGGTTTCAGCCACAAACGGTGGCACGTTTCAGAATAACGTCACCGTAAACGGAACGCTGTCAGCGACTGCATTTGCAGGCGTATCTTACACAGATTTAATAAATAAACCCGTCCTCGTAACTCAATCACAGTTAGATGACGTTGAAGCCTTAGCATTGGCAGGGATGTAACAAATGACAATTAATACAACTACACTTGAGGCTAACCTCACAACTAAAATCAACGCAACGTCTGGTAGCACGGATGGCAAGGAGTTCTTACTCTTAGGAAAGGCTGTTGAAGCACTTCTTATCCCATCTAGTGTGACTGATATGACAACAGAAGGTGCTTCTCAGGTTACGGCAATCCAAGCCGCAGGTGCTGCTTATGCTCTTAAAGTAGAGGACGTTTTTACAGTATCAGGAATAACACCAGCACTAGACCCCGGTGATGGCACTATTCAGTTTTGGGCTTTAACGGCTGCTTCAACGCCGACTTTTGATAGCACATGGCAGAACGGGGAAAGTGTTACCTTTATGATTACAGACGGAACATCCTACACGATTACTTGGCCTACCACTAACTGGTTGGGTGGCGAAGCCCCAACACTTGAGGATGCAGGTCACAACGTATTTGTAATCTGGAAAGCTGGTAATGAGTTTTATGGCGCAAAAAGTGGTCTGTACGCATGAGAAGTCTAGCTAACAGATTGGTGATGGCTTCTTTCGGTGAAAGTATTGAGGTCATTGGTAGTGGCAGCGTTCAGAATGGTGATATTGCCATTGGAGGTACTGGAAGTGCAGTCAATACAAACTACTATCAGAACCAGCCTGGCTGGACGCTGGTCAGCAAAATACTGGGCGGCCAGTGGAACGGTCCTTCAACGCCTCAATACCAACACTGGGCAGGTTTGTATTATAAAGTCATAGCATTCGGGGACAGTAATATAGTTCCCGCTCATGATCGAACAGATGGTCCCCACGTATATAGGCTGAACAAACCTATAGTTAACGTAGTTGCTACACAGGTTGCTACTAGTAATTATGTTCAAACTAGAACCTTTAATGACCCTAATGATGACTCTGATGCTTACATAGCCGTTGATTTTGTTAACTTTTGGAACCCTCCCACCTCAAACCTTAGAACAACAAACGTACAACCCGACAATCTTAGTTATGCTGGGAATTATACAGGTAGAGGAGTTTACGCCAAAGGCTTCCTCACAGGTAGCGGTGTTTCTATCACCAACAGCGGTGGTGACTCTCAATATAATGGCTCGTTGCATCCTAGTATCACAACTCTTCTCAAACTATACGTTTAAAGGAACCTTACAATGTATATTAAAATTGCAGATGGTAACCAAACATCTTATTCCATTGGTCAACTACGCAAAGACAATTCTAATGTCTCATTTCCACGCAGTATTTCAGATGCTACGCTAGCAAGCTATGGCGTTTACCCTGTAACCACAGGCTCTACTCCAAGCCATGACCGACTGGTGCAAGACCTAGTAACAGCTACAGAGGCAACACAAGTTGATGGCGCTTGGACATACGTTACAACAGCCCAAGACAAAACTGGTGCTGCCCTTGAAGAAGGTGTTCGTCAAAAGCGAACAGGTCTTCTTATGGCTACTGACCACTATGGTATGAGCGATATTACCATGAGCGATGCTATGGCAACTTATCGCTCTCTTTTAAGGCACGTACCACAGCAAGCTGGCTTTCCTACTACCATCACTTGGCCGACAGCACTGGGAGATTAATAATGTCCAAAGCAAGAGATTTAAGTAAACTGGCAGGCGGAAGCTTTGCCACTGCAGCGCAGGGGGCTTTAGCAGCCTCTGCATTGCAGCCTACTGGTGATGGATCAGGTTTAAGTGGCATCTCAGGATCGGCAACCGCTATTGTTGCGCTTGCAGCGGCTCCCGCTGTAGGTGCGGAAGGGGCTGTCTACTACAACACAACCCTAGATATAATTTTCTTTTCTAACGGGAGTGCTTGGAAAGAAATACACCCAACTCCACCTACTGCAACTGGTGGAACGGTGACGTTAACCACAATCGCTTACCAACAAGCGTCTTTCACTTATGCTCTTGGAACAGATTTCAGTGACAATACTACTTCTGATGCGAATTTCACTTACAGTTTGGCTTCTGGCGCACTACCAACTGGCGTCACAATATCTGGCGTAAACCTAGTTAGTGACGGTGCAACATTCTCAGCGGCTGAAGCTAGAAGCTTTGTTATCACTGCCACGGATGAAGATGGCATGACCGTAAACCAGCAATACTCACTTAGTGCAGATGGACCACCACAAAACGCAAGTAGTGGAGAAGCTATATTTACCTCAAGCGGCACATGGACTGTCCCCGCAGGTGTTAGAGAAGTCTGTGTCGTCTGTGTCGGAGCGGGAGGATCAGGTACAGGGAACTATGGCGGCGGCGGATCAGGTGGCTGTCTGCAATATGGTAATACTATTTCGGTTACTGAAGGTGATACTCATTCGATTACCGTTGGAACAGGCGGGAATGCCCTTGCTGGAGGTGAAAGCTCCGCTGTTTTTGGCTCATTAGGTGTTTATGCTGGCGGCGGAACTGTTGGTTACGATAACAACGGAGCAGGAGCAATCGCAGCTACCTCGCGCAGCAGTAACGTCCCAAGTACAGGAGGCGGAAACAGCGGAGCGGGTGGCGGAGGCCTAGTAGCCCCTAACCCTTACGTTGCTGGAGGCGGCGGAGGAGCAGGTGGCTATTCTGGAAACGGCGGAAACGGCGCAGAATACAATAGTGCCGGAAGTGGCGGAAGTGGCGGAGCGGGTGGCGGAGGTGGTTCAAGAGCCTCAAGCCAGTATTGTGGATACAGTTGGGGCGCTGGCGGAGGTGGTGTTGGTCTAAACGGCCAAGGCGCTGACGGAGCGGGTGGCGCTTATGAACTCACCCCAGGTTGTAACCCCCCAGGCACCTACCCAGTGAGCGGCGGAGGTGGCGGTTCGGGAGGTGCTACCTCAACAAAATTTGGAGGCGCTCAATACGGCGGCGGCGGACCCTCTGGCTATACGGCGCAGCTACAAGGTGCAAATGGTGCAGTTCGGATAGTCTGGAAGACAGGCATACTTGGTAGCTTTTACTTCCCCTCAACAAACGTAGGAGCGTAAAATAATGTATAAACAAGTAGACTTCTTTTCAATAACCTCCCGCGTTGAAGCGGGTCACTGCAATTCTGAGTTTGAGGCTAGAGACGCTCGTTCTTACTTTCTCGCTTACACTGATTGGTTAGCAGTTTCAGACCGCACTATGACTGACGCCCATACAACATACCGTCAGGCTCTTCGTGCCATTCCAGAGCAATCAGGGTTCCCTACCGATATCATTTGGCCGTCAGTGCCTGAAGGGATACACCCATAATAATGCCTGAATTCAAAAGTTGGCACATTTCTAAAAGTGTCCCCGCAACTATTATCTTCGGCCTTGTAACGCAAGCCGCTGCAATCGTCTGGACAGTATCAATGATGCAAGCAGACATACAGCAAAACACAGAGAAGTTAATAAGCTTCTCTCAGCGTATAAATAAGGTCGAAGAGATGGTTCAGAGCCAAGCCGTAAGCATGGCCCGAATAGATGAAAATATTAAAGCCATTCGCCTAAGTGTGGAGAGAATGGCCATAAGGAAATAATATGAACCTCAACCCTATCGGCGGTATCGTCGATGGGCTTGCGAAAGGTTTAGATGAACTCTTCACATCTGATGAAGAACGGAAAGCTGCAAAGCTAAAACTAGCGGCACTGATGCAGCAACCTCACATACTCCAAGCAGTCGCAAACATTGAAGGTGCCAAGCATCGCTCGATATTTGTGGCTGGCTGGCGTCCAGCTATTGGCTGGGTCGCTGCCCTTGGCTTGGGCTATCAGTTCCTAATCTTACCCTTCGCCGGCCTAATAAACGCTTATGCAGAGCTACCTGCAGAACTCCCTAGCCTACAGGGAGATCAACTTATGACCCTAGTGCTTTCATTATTAGGCTTAGGCGGCATGAGAACATTCGAAAAATACAAAGGCGCATCAAAATGAGCGACAGTAACAAGCTACGAGACGCACTCTTAGTGCGCTTGAATAAAATAGTGGCGGATACACACGAAGAGCTACAGCCATCTATGGTTTCAGCATGTGTGAACTTCCTAAAAGCGTTCCCACCTGAATCTGAGCATGGTGACATGACAGGCTCCGTGGCCCTCCACGACTCTTTACAGAAATATGCAGGGAACATGCCATACAGGAGTTAAATTATGCTTAATCCTATGATGACAGGGGATGTCCCGCACTGGGAAACCTCATTCCCCAAAGAAGTCTGGGGAGCGTATGAAGACTTTAGGAACTTTCTGTTCTTAGTATGGCAACACTTAGGTCTCCCAGAGCCTACTCCTGCCCAGTACGAGATTGCTTTCCGTTTACAGCATGGTCTGGACACAGCGGAAGCTTCTGACATTTCAACTGGTGAGTTAGAACGCTTTAACAGAATGCCTCGCGAGGACATCATCCGATGCTTTCGATCTTTAGGGAAATCATACATCACCAGCGCCTACGGCCTGTGGCGTCTAATGAGAAACCCTAGAGACGAAAAGATAATGGTGGTCTCAGCGACAGGCTCTAAGTCTAAAGAGTTTGTTGCACAGACTAAAGGTATCGCACAGTCCATGCCTCTGGTTCAGTGGCTACTGGAAGGCCCTAGGGAGAGCGGAGCGACCCGTAGAGACATGGCAGAGCAGTTCGATGTCTCTGGTGCATCGCTGTCTCAAAGTTACTCTGTAGTGGCCCGTGGTATCACAGGTCAGATTACAGGTTCCCGTGCGACATTGCTGATTGCAGATGACATTGAGGTTGAGCGTAACTCATTAACTGAGGAAGCGCGTAGACGGATCATCAAGATCGTGCAGTCAGACTTCGTTCCGATCACCAAGACAGAGCATGGTAAGGGAGACATCATCTTTCTGGGTACACCTCAGACTGAAGAGTCAATCTACAACACACTCGTTAAGGAGATGGGCTTCAGGTGTCTTACGATACCTGTTCGTTACCCCAATGTTGATAAGCTGAAGAACTATATTCTGACTGACACCCAGACAGGTGACAATGTAGACATCCTTGCACCCTATCTGAGACGTATGTTTGACGAAGAGAAGATATCTCATGGTCAATGTACCGACAGTAGGTTCGGAGATGAGGAGTTATTGCACATTGAGGCTAAGGGTAAGGCTTCATTTGCCCTACAATTTATGTTGGATACGTCTCTTTCGGATGCTGAACGCTACCCATTGAGACAAGCAGACCTCATTGTGATGTCCTGTAACCCCCTCAAAGCCCCGCTTACGGTGCAATGGGGACGACACAACGACAAACACAACTACATTAAAGACATATCAAACCTTGGTTTCTCAGGAGACCACCTACTGCGTCCCCTCTTTGTGGACAGTGAGTGGGAACGGTATGAGTCAAAAGTACTATTCGTTGACCCATCAGGTCGTGGTAAAGATGAAACTGCTTGGGCCATCATAGGTGTACTAAACGGCATGATGTATGTCCTGCATGTTGCTGGTTTTGCTTCAGACCCTGCAGAAGCTATGGCTCGTATTGCTGTAGATGCCCGTAAGTATGACGTCCACACCGTTGAGGTGGAGCCAAACTATGGTCAAGGCATGTGGGTCACAGCGTTCCAACCGATCCTAAGTAACATATGGCCCGGTGGCTGTACCGTTAAGGAGTCGGAGTGGGCTAAAGGTCAGAAAGAAGGGCGTATCATTGATACACTCGAACCCGTCATGGCCCAACATCGCCTAGTATTTGATGAAGATATGGTCAGACGTGAGACTAAATCTGATGATCATACGTTCTCCCTAATGCATCAGCTTACACACATCACAAAAGACCGTGGAGCCTTACGACACGATGACCGCTTAGACGCTCTCAGTGGCGCTGTGGCGCACTTTCAGAGGTCTATGGGACAGGATGTAGCCGAAGCAGCTAAAGGCGTCCTACAGGGCCGCATGGACGATGAGATCGATGACTTCCTAGAGTTCATGGAAGGCGGGTCTAAGATCGGAAGAAGCCGTGGTGTCAGACGTGACGGACACCGCACGGAAGTCTGGTCATCCACAAGACATTAATCAATCAATCAGGATAATATAACTATGTTTAAATTTGGAAGTCGCTCTAAAGAGCGTCTAGCTACAGTGCATCCCGATCTTCAGGAACTAACGGAACTAGCCCTCAAGTATAGTACCATAGACTTTGGTATCTCAGAGGGCGTGAGAAGCCTTGAGACTCAGGAAGAGTACTTTAAGCGGGGTGCATCCACCACGATGAACTCACGGCACCTGACGGGCCACGCTGTAGACGTATATGCTTACATAGGTGGGGCGGCACGTTGGGAGTGGCCGCTCTACGCAGAGATCAACAGAGCCTTCGATAGGGCTTCTGATGAACTAAAGATCGATCTGACGTGGGGAGGCGATTGGAAGAGCTTCTCGGACGGGCCGCACTATGAGTTAAGCTGGGGATCGTATGGTCCTAACACCTGATCGGTAGGGTCGAAGGGGATTCAAAAGTTGCTAAAGATTCGTGAGGGGATGTGTCCCCCCGCGCACAACCGCTGACCCCCTCGGCCCCCCGCCCTGGCTGAGACAAAATCAGACTTTCGTTTTTTGGCCATACTGATCAAACATCATGGCACACTATCGGACACACTAGGCCGCCGGTTTGATCAATCGCCCTTGTTTTATTGACCTCTTAGGACGTGCGAGCATGTGTTATGGTAAGAGCAACGCAACGAATTTGAGCAGAGTGAGCGTTATTTAGCTGGATATCGCCCAATTGTTTCAAAATCAGGACACTAACGCGCACCACTGTTTTTTTTATTTGCTCTTTTGGCCACCAAATGGACCGCCGGCTATTGACGTTTGACGCATAATGATTAGCTTAATTTCAGGTACTAGCTTCGCTGGACCGCTGAACATAATGGAGTTGTTAGAATGACAAGTTATCAATATCGCAAAGACGCCAACCGTATCAAAAGAATTCGTCAAGCTCGTATTCAATCAATCAAACATTTCTTATTTGACGCAATGGCGCTCGGAAGTCTTTTTGGAATGCTTTGGTTACTTAACGCAATCACTTTTGGCTTTTGCTTATAATCCAGTAAAGCTGTCACTACTTAACGCAAAACATAATGAATGGAATACAAAATGATTATCAACGGATTTAAAACAAAAGCTTCTGCAATTCGCCACCTTCGCGCCAATGGTCACAACATTTGCACCATACTAGCCAAGCCTGAAAGTAACCCAAAGGTGGCAAAGAATGGCAAAATGGTCGACGTTATGACCGCACCTTTGCACCTCGCACCATTTAACCTTTCAGGCTTTCAGGTTTGCGCTAGTGCTTCAGCCGGTTGCGCGGCGGCCTGTCTACATACTGCAGGCAATCCAGCCTACATGGCGTCCAAAGAAAAATCACGCATAACAAAGACACAAGCCTATTTTAAGCAACGCAAAGCATTCTTAGCCGTCCTAGTGTTTGAAATGCTATCACACCGCACAAAATGGATAGCGCAGGGCTTTGACGTTGCTTATCGTCTTAACGCTACATCTGATTTGCCATTTGAATTGCGCAAGGTCGAAATTGACGGTGTTGAAATATCAATAATGGATTATTTCAGCGATTGCCAATTTTATGATTATACCGCCGTTACTAAACGCGCCATAGCGTGGGCTGAAGGCAGAATGCCTGCAAATTATCATATCACGTTTTCACGCAAAGAGAATAATGACGCGGCTTGTTTGGACGTATTAGCCGCAGGTGGCAACGTGGCGGTTTGCGCAGAAATATCAGTTTATAAAAACGCCACGCAAAACGGAATGGTTCACATGCTCGGACAATGGTGGAACGCTTCAGACGGCGATTTGCACGACTATCGACCGGCTGACCCAAAAGGTGTTGCAGTAATGCTGAAAGCCAAGGGCGATGCAAAGCACGACACCTCAGGTTTTACTCTAAGATAAAAGCGTATTGTCGAACGGTTTTAGGGCCGTTCACACTATGCGCTTTTGCATAATCTGGAGGTAACACACATGACTAAAACATATCCGCGAAAATGGGGCGATGAAAAAGTACGCTCTTATTACGATGAAAATCTAAACGTAACCTTGCACGAATTGTCTGCCTATTCTGGACGAACACGCGCTGAATTGAAGAAAATTTTATTAACACAAAAGGAAATATGAAAATGGCTGGACGTAAAAACAAAAAGATAGTTTTAAGCTTGTATGACTACACCGGCGAGGCTTTGCGGCCCTACGCTGAAGCCGGCTACACTTGTTACGCATACGATATTCAACACAGTAAACATGTGAATTTATCAGAATTTGCGCGAGGGTCTGCGACTTTAGGAACCACAGAAATATTTGAAGGTGGCGGCGCTATTCATTACGTACATGCGGACCTGCACGACTTTAAAACGCTGCTCTGGATAGAAAACGAGTTTAATGGGCAAAATGTTGTCTTAGGTATGGCGTGGCCGGTGTGTACAGATATGGCCGTGAGTGGTGCGGCTCACTTTAAAGCTAAGGCAGAACATGATCCTGAATTTCAAACTAAAGCAGTGACACACGCGATGCGCTGCGCTGATCTATTTGAAGCATTGGGCTGCCCCTACATGATCGAAAACCCTGTAAGTGTATTGGCTACCAAATGGCGCAAGCCAGACCACAGTTTTCACCCTTATCAATATGGCGAGTATATTCCAGAGGATCAGGCAGCACACCCACGATGGCCTGAGTATATCGCGCCGCACGATGCCTACACAAAGAAAACCTGCCTCTGGACGGGTGGTGGGTACAATATGCCACCTAAGCTGCCTACGTGTAAGCCATCAGGCTACAGCGCCCAACACAAGATGCTTGGGGGCAAATCAAAGAAGACTAAAGACATCCGTAGCGCAACGCCACGCGGCTTTGCCATCGCCAATTTTTTGGCCAATCAATCCAGTGAAACTAACAGAAGTGGACTAAGAACATGACTATTAAAACAATCAAACAGATAGAAGATTTTCACCTAGGTTTTACAAAAGTGGGCGTTGATAATTCTATGAAAATGGAAATGGCCTGTGAAATTACAGAATACCTAATGCTTAAACTAGCAGAACCTCTTGGTTATGCTGTCAATGAATTTACAATTGAAGCTGAAAATGGTGATGAACGCTATACGGACGCGGCCCAAGAATTATTCAATGAAAACTACGACAAAATAACTAAAATCATTGAAAGTGTTATGGGGGTGGATTTATGAAAATGCGCGACGATGAATTCGACATGCTTAGTGATCGCCGTGAGCAAATAATCAAGCGTCTGGATGCCTACCCTACGGGGGGGCGTCCGTCTTACGTAAGCTCAGACATAGCGCACGACCAAGTTTTGCTTAGAAATGTAGAGGCTAAACTATCAATGTTTTCTAGATAAATAATAGAATTCAGAGGTGTTCCCACCCGTTTCGGTGGGGCATCCTGTGGGTTTTTTCGCAAAGAATTACACGAGTGCATTTTGGGGGTGCTTCTGCCTTAACGCAATGGAAATTGGAGTTTCAGATGATATCAATAATGTTTAAAACGCCGCCCGACTGTGAAATATCAGCGGATTGTGAATGTGACGATTGTGGAGAAATGCTCGAAGTGTGGGAGGTTTCACCAATAATAGACCCCCAAAAAAAGATGCACATGGGGGACGTTGTGCCAGCCGGTCAGTGTCCTAAATGCCTAATTGGATTTGTTTACTTGTTAGAGTAACACAAGTGTGCTTATATAGCTTTCACTGGACTTAACGAACGGAGACATAATGAACGAGCCTGAATACAAAAAGATGCCTAAAAGTGAGCAGAAAATAAACGGGCCGGAAATATATCCGTTTCTCGTTGTTTTTCTGTTTACTATTGGGCTTTTGATTAAGGGTTTTTTGGAATGATGCACCTAAAGGTTGCTTCAGCCAGAAGACCCTAAAGATTAACATAAGACTACTAAAGATTAACTAACGATAGAATAATCTAGAATAGATTAATAACTTAAAGACTACTTAAAGAATACTTAAAGTAAAACACTAGACTTACTGAAAGGACGAGTCTCAAAATGGCTAACCAAACGTACACAAACACCACAATGGAATCGCGAATGCTTCGGATTCAAGCTGGTGATTATGTCAAACAATTAAGAATTGCTCAGGGCATGACCCAAAGAGAGCTTGCTGATATTCTAAACTTGAAACATTACACATTCATATCTCAACTGGAGACAGGTCAAGGTCGCTTGCCCCCTGCTTTAACCATCAAATGCGCAATGGCTCTAGATCAGAACCCCCGTGAATTTGCTCTGAAAATGTTGAGCTATTACGATCCACATACGCACCAAGCCGTCACGTATTCGGATGTCTGACATGAACCAAATAATTATAGATGTATGGCAAAAAAATAGCTTTCTGCGTGAGCCAACTGCGCCACCAGAGTCGCCAAACCAAACTAAAGGGATTGCTTTAATGAATGACCGTCAAGACTTTGCCAATATTGTAAATGTAAACTTCGATGACACAACAAAAATGATTAAGGCTAAACTAAACCGGATCACAAAATCCGAAGTCGTGAAGATCAATACTTGGGCAAAATGGCTTGAGAATATCTGGGTCGAAGACCGTAATGAAGCCTTCGATAATGAAAATTACGGAGATAGGTTGATCCTGACTTTCGGTGAAACAGATGAGGGCGATGGTTGGGTCACAGTGATGCATGAGCGCACGGGTGATGCATGTGATGTTGATACCACTTTAGCTCAACTCTGGATATCAATTGAAGAAGGTCAGCGTGTTTGGAACTACCGATGCGAACCGAGAAATAGATACTTTAGCACTCGCGGTTCCTTTCAAGACCTAATGGTCGTACAGATGCCAGCCGGTCTCTATGAAACATTAATTTGGGACGAATTGAAGGGAGAACAGGATGTCGTACAGTTTGTATAAAAGACCGCGTAGCCCCTACTGGTGGGTGAAAGCGCCAAAACTAAACGAGGCTGGCAAGGTTGTTAGTTATCAACGCGAGAGTACCAAGCGTACCGCCAAGGCAGAGGCTCACAAGGTCGCTACGATGGTTGCTAAACGTGAAGCTGACTTTGGTCAGTTATCGATGCGACAGGCAGCTACCCTAAGCGAGGCTGGAGCTATGTATGTGTCAGAACTGAAATCTTTGAAAAAGGAATCCAGCGCAGAAACATATGCATATTTTTTGTCGAGAATTGGGTCCATCAATCCTAGGATCAACGGATCGCTTCCAGTGTCTTCACTGGACCGCAACCTAATGATGGATATTAGACGAAAACGCATCACTGAAGGGTATGCTCCAGGATATATAAACAATGAACTCGCGTTCTGGATGCAAGTCTACAACAAGGCCAAAAATGATTACAATATGGCCGTGAAATTAGACGTTAACTTTACTAAGTTGAAGTTATCTACCAGCCAAAAGACGCGATACCTTTTGGATAACGAAGAGGATGCACTTTTAGCTGAACTAAGTGTTGATCGTTACATCTTTGGTGTGGGTGCGCCTGAAAAACGCTCTCAGATAATCAAAGATCGCTTACAGGATCAGTACGACCTTGTGGTTCTTCTGCTCGACACAGGCGCACGGCTGGGGGAGATCAGATGCCTAACGTGGACCTCAATTGATGTTGGTGCATTCAAGTGGCTTAATCTCTGGCGTCCGAAGGTTCAAAACGAGAGCCGCCTACTTCTTACAGATCGAAGCCGCGAGATACTTAAACGTAGATGGCTTCGGAATGGCAACCGATCCTATGTTTTTTCAATGCAGGGTAAAGGCGATAAACCTCGCTCAAAGTCTACAGCGGGAATTCGAAAGGCCATCTGTCGCGCTGGGCTAAACACTGATGCACTGGTAGATCGCTATGGTGTGTTTACCGTCCACTCGATGCGCCACACGTTTGCAAGCAAGATGTGTCAAGGCGGCATGAGTTTATTCTCTTTGAGTAAACTACTTGGCCACTCAGACATCAAAACCACTCAGCGATACGCGCACATGGTGGTCGAAGATGCTTCGAAAGAGGCCATTGCGATTCTTAACCACGCATGACAAAACAAGCCACACTATTTTTTTCTGGCGCACTATCGGACACATCCAGTAAAACATGTACTTTTTTAGAGGATGTGAAGACTAAATAAAATGCACTATTTCAGTTAGTTACCATTCATTCTAGTGGTCGGGGCGGCGAGATTCGAACTCACGACCCCCTGTACCCAAGATCACAAATGGAGAAGTAACTAACTGATAACCAACTAGAATTATATGTAAAGTCAATAGACTACAGTAATCCTAGCACATTAAACTACTGAATATAAAAGGTTATCAGAATGAATAAATCTAGCACACTATTGGACACACAGGCATCCCGCATCGAAGCATATGACCATATTTCCCAATGTTCAGGATCAGTTGCGGACGTCCAAATCATACATGAGATGTCGGGCATCTCGGAGGGAATCAAAAAGTACCGAGAAAGTTTACTTACAACCGGCCTTGCGGACACAGCAGCGGGACGTAAGATTTTTAAGGACGTGATGAAAGACCTAGTGCCAGCCATCGCAGCCGCACAGGATATTGCTGTCGAGGGTATCAGTAATTCTGGCAAAGGTGTTCGACCTGTCTGGTGGTGGTACATATCGTTTATCAGTCCAGAGAAACTCGCCCTGATCACGATCCGCGCCATGATGTCTAAGAACACAAAGAACGGATATCTGGGCCGACCAGCCACAGGTATCTTTGTGGCGATTGGTCTGGCTGTTCGTCAACAATTAGAATTCGAAACGTGGCTACAAAATTCTAAGCGTGAAGCTAAAGAAACTGGTGGTCGTGACGTGGCAGCCCGTTTGCTTGCGAGATCAAAGAATTTCAATCAGCGGCAATGGATGAACTGGTCGCGAAAAATTGAAGGTATCATCACGTTAGAATGGCCGCGCGAAGTACGCACACACATTGGTGCAAAGCTGGTGGAACTGGTGATCGAAAGCACCGGCGGGTTCTTTGAGATGCGCTACATCCAAGGGGGCGGCAAGACACAACGTCAAATCTTCCTGAGCCACGCCTGTGAGGCGATGATCGAAGACCTCAACAGTCGTGTTGAAGCTGTGTCCCCCGTGCAAAAGCCAATGATAGCTAAACCGCTACCTTGGGTATGGTCAGCAAAAGACAACAACTATGTCGGCGGCTATCACATGCTCTCCAATCCTTTTATCGCTGGAGGTCTCCACAGTCACACGGCTGCCCTCCACGATCCGATTTCTCAGGTCACACTTGACGCTGCAAACAGTCTTGGTTGCGTTGGCTACAGTGTCGATCAGGAAGTGCTGTCCGTGGCTCGTGAAGTATACGATTCTGGACTTGATATTGTAGAATATCTGCCAAAGCCTGATCCTCAAAAACTGCCAGAACATAAAACGACACAAGAATGGTCGTCTATGTCTCGGACAGAACGGGCATCCTGGAAATATTCGCTAACCAAAATTCACGACAAGAACGCCCGTGATGTGTCCAAGCGTGAGAGTGCTATCCGAAAGTTTCACATTGCGTACAACCATAAAGACCTTGAAATTTTCCATCCAGTTAAGGCCGACACGCGAGGCCGCTTCTACTACATGACTCCCGATTGGAACCCACAGGGTGACGGGCTGGCGCGTGGGACAATGCGTTTCTACAACAGTTATGCAATCGGTGAACGTGGATTGTTCTGGTTGGCTGTTCGCCTGTGCAACACCTACGGCAACGACAAAATCACATTTCCAGAGATGCAGGTGTGGGCAAGTGAAAACCATGACGCCATAATCGACAGCGCACATGATACCTTCGACGGCTGGAGGTTCTGGGCGGATGCTGACAGCCCTCTAGAATTCCTCCAGACATGCCATGATTGGGCGGAAGCAACTGCCTACGACAACCCAGCACTATACATGTCTAACCTTCCGATCCATCAGGACGGTAGTAATAACGGGCTGCAGTTACTTTCAATGTTGGGCCGTGATCCCGTGGGCGCACTGCTAACTAACTGTTCTTCAGATGCTGGTCGTCACGATATCTACGCCAAGACTGCACAGGTTGTTTCCAAAATGATCGTTGAGGACATACGAATTGGACACAGGACCGAAGAGGCCCAGCGTTGGGTGGGATCAGTGACCAGAGACCACTGCAAAAAAAGCTGCATGACCACGCCGTATGGCGTTACCCCGCGAGGAATTCAGGACCAACTCATAGCCGATGGATTCCTAGACAAGCTTGACGGTGACGTACTGAAGAACGCTGGTTATCTCCGCGACAAGCTGATCCTAGCACTGGAACAGACTGTCGTGGCCTCTCGCCCAATCATGGACTACTTGCAGGACACAGCGTCCTCTCTGTTCGCCCACGGCATCCCTCTGAAGTGGGAGACACCTGTCGGATCAACAATCCAGCAGTCATATTGGACTATCAACAAGTCTGATGTGAAAACTGTGGTTGGAAGTGTATTCATGTGGGATGAGAACCCGCGTGGTGGGCTGAACGGCAACAAGCAGCGCATGGGTGCGGCTCCTAACGTCATCCACTCACTCGACGCAGCATTGATGCACAAAATGGTGAACACGCTATCTGAGCGAGGCGTGACAGACGTGTGTGCAATTCACGATTCATTTGCAGTGCATCCCAGCAACGTCGATCAGATGCGTGACACAATCCGTGAGACCGCTGCAGAGATGTTCAGTGGTGACTGGTTAGCTGATGAATTCCATCCGTATATCCAATCGTATAGCCGTGGCGCGGACCTCCCAGAACCACCGAAGCAGTCTGTGTTCAATCCACAAGAGGTTCTAAACGCAACCTATTTCTTCGCCTGAACATTTAAAGGTTGCCTCTGCCCTATCGCACGTTTCTCCCAGCGAAAGGGCTTAACTAACCTCGGTCTGATTAACTTCAGATCGGGGTTTTCTTTTGGAAAACAGGAAACATAACGATGGCAAAACGTCCACAAGTAATCTCAGTAACACCTCCTGCCACCGCTGCATACGCATGGTTGCAGAAGCCCGACGAAGGTCAGGAGTACAGTGACGGAAAATATAAAGTAACGCTGCTGTTGGATAAATCAGATCCCGCTGTAGTTGATTACATATCCACAATGCAGTCCAAAGTTGAAGACCTCGGAATGCAGGAATTCGGTAAGTTACCCAACGGTTTTAAGTACCCTTGGAAAGACGGTGATGACAGTGACAAAGAAGAATTCAAGGGTCACTGGCTCATGGTTGCAAAGTCTAAGTTTCAGCCAGGATTTGTAGATGCTGCAAAGAAAGCGTTGAATGTAGATGAAGCTCCACAGAGCGGCGATGTCGTCCGACTTGCCCTCGCCTTCGGAGCGTACACGGCTGGTGGCGCTAAAGGTGTAAGCGGTCAACTACGCAATGTGATGCTGATTGATAAGCGTAATATGTCTGGAGATGCTTTCGCTGAGATCGAAGCTGCTGAAAGCGCAGCCAATGATGGCCTTGATGACAGCATCGACTTCTAACATCCGCGTAGCTGCTACATCTTTGCACATCCCTGTTAATCCTGTCCCCGCTTCGAGGCCAAGAGTCTCTAAGTGGGGGACGTATTATGGCAAAATATACGAGAACTTTCGTAATGAAATGCGGGAAGCCCTCACCGGCAACCTTAATGTCAAGATCGATGGTCCTCTGGATGTTCATGTGGAAGTGATTGTCCGCAAGCCTCGAACAGGCAAGCGAGAATTTCCGCGCGGCGATGTAGACAACTACGCGAAGGGCATCTTGGACAGCCTCACCAACCACGGAAACGTGTGGCACGACGATGACCAGATCACCAATTTTACAATCATAAAACGCTATGCGGCCCCTGAAGAGGACGTTGCAATAGTCGTTTTCATTAACCAATCAAAGGACTGATGTATGACGACACCTCTTGAAACTCATCTGCCCTGTAATGACTGTCAGAGTACAGATGCCCTAAGTCGTTGGGAAGACCACACTTTCTGCTTTTCGTGCAGCACTTGGTCACCCGTCGGAGATGCTCCCGCAATTCAACAAGTAAGAAAAAAAACAATGACAACAGATATGATTCAAGACGGTTACTTCAGTGGCCTTCCAGCACGTAAAATTACTGAAGAGACATGCAAACGATTTGATTATAAGATTGCGAAAACCAATGCTGGCCCCGTCCATCTTGCTAACTATCGAAACCAGAAGGGTGAAGTGTGTGCGCAGAAAGTTCGGGGTCAGAACAAAGCATTCAGAACTACAGGAACATTTGATGATGTTCAGCTTTTTGCCCAGCACATGTGGCCACTGACAGGTAAACGTCTCGTGATTGTAGAGGGAGAACTGGACTGTCTTTCTTATGGTCAAGTAACTACATGGCCTGTCGTATCAGTACCAAACGGCGCGCAATCAGCAGCCAAGGCCATCAGACGTAATATTTCATTTGTCGAGGGCTACGATAGCGTTGTTTTTCTATTTGATTCTGACTCTGCAGGACAGAAAGCAGCTAAGGAATGTGCTGAGATACTAACTCCAGGAAAAGCTAAGATCGCCACGATCCCGCTAAAAGATGCCAGTGACATGCTGATGGCTAATCAAATCAAACCTTTAATCAACAGTGTGTATAACGCCGCCGATGAGCGGCCCGATGGAGTGATAAATGCGAATGAACTTTGGGAAGAAGTGTCGAAGCCTCAGGTTATGGGTACGCCGTATCCGTTTGAAAATTGGAATAAATTTCTTTTTGGCATCCATCCGCGTGAGATTACTACTCTCACGGCTGGGAGCGGGTGTGGAAAAAGTACGATATCAGCTCAAGTGGCTCATCATCTCGCTGTCGAACTGGATAATAAAGTAGGTTATATCGCCTTGGAAGAGTCTACTTCTCAGACGGCTCTAAGGTTCATGTCGCTTACGGCGGGTAAAGCTTTACATATTCCCAATGATGCAACTGATGCCGAAAAACGAGCGGCATTCGACGGCTCAGTAGGCAAGGGTAATGTCATATTGTATGATCATTTCGGCTCGCACGATAGTGACCGTTTGTTAAATAAGATGACTTACATGGTTGTTGCGCTGGGCTGTAAGTTTCTTGTGTTAGATCACCTCACGATACTTCTTTCAGGTGGAGAATTTATGATCGAAGGTGGTGACGAACGTAAACAGATTGACTATGTGATGTCCCGTCTCCGTCAGTTTACTGAGCAATATCAATGTTCTATACTACTAATCTCACATCTAAAGAGAAGCGGTGGTGACAAAGGTTTTGAGGACGGAGCTTTACCCGTACTTTCAAGCCTTCGTGGATCACAGAGCATCGCGCAAATCTCAGATTCCGTGATCGCCGTAAGCCGCAATGCGTCTGAAGGTGAGAACACCCTGACCGTTCGTTGTCTCAAAAATCGAAGAACTGGAAAGACGGGCTTGATGGGTTATCTTGCTTACGATGAAAGTTCAGCAAAGCTGTCTGAAGTAGAAGCTGATGCCTTTGAAGATATTACTGAGTTCTAGTGAGCAAAGCTGCACAAAAGAAAAGGCAGCGGCACCATCTTAAAGCAAAACTAATCGCACACATGGGAAGTCTCTGTGTCCGCTGTGAGTTGGAACATCCACTCGAATGTTTCGATTTTCACCACATCAATCCACCTACAAAATCATTTGAGATAAACCAAGATTGGCTTGTCAGAAAATCGTGGGAAGAAATTCTCTACGAGGCCGACAAGACCGTCTTGGTTTGCGCAAATTGTCATCGATCTATCCATGCAAACAATGAGGAAGCTTATTTTGACAACACTTATCTGCGACATAGAGACAGACAATTTGATCCCGAAGCTGACCAAGCTTCATTGTTTGTGTATTGGGACTGAAGCCCTTGATGACATTGAAATATATGCTGATCACCAAGGCTATAAGCCTGTTAGTGAGGGACTAGAAAGAATGCGGAAGGCTGATCGTTTGGTCTTTCACAATGGCGTTGGGTTCGACTACCCCGCACTATGTAAACTTTACGGCGATGATGTCTTGGATCGAACAAAAATCTTTGACACTCTGATCCTATCACGACTGCTCAACCCGATCCTTCGTGGACATTCTCTCGGTGCATGGGGTGAACGGTTGGGCTTTGAGAAAGGCTCATTCTCCGATTGGTCTACGTTCACAGAAGAGATGGGCGTTTATTGCATTCAAGATGTAGCCGTGACGCAACGACTATATGCAAAGCTTATGTCCATGACAGATGCATCACTCGACGATGCCCTCAAGCTTGAGCATGATTTTGCATGGTGTATCTCCCTTCAAGAACTACACGGCTTCCGATTAGACGTAGAGGCTGCAGCCGATCTAGCTGCAGAGATGCGTCAAGATATGGGAGACATCGAATTAGAACTGCAAGAAGTCTTTCCACCCAAGACAATTGAACGGTGGTCTGAGAAGACGGGCAAGCAACTCAAGGATAAAATTGAGGTGTTCAATCCTGGATCACGCAAGCAAATCGCAGAGAGACTTCACGACCTATATCAGTGGAAGCCTAAAATATTTACCCCCGCTGGGTCACCACAGATAGATCATAAAGTGCTTTCAACTTTAAAGTTTTCTGAAGCAAAGCTGCTAGGTCGTTACTTCTTTTACCAGAAACAGCTATCACAGATTGCCGAAGGTGACTCTGCGTGGCTCAAGTGTGTGACAGACGATGGCTATGTCCACGGAGCGGTGAATACTATCGGGACTGCAACAAATAGATGCAGCCACTTTGCACCCAACATGGCGCAGGTAAGCAAAAAAGACCCTCGAATGCGCAGCGTCTGGCTTCCTGATGAGGGCCATGTGTTAGTTGGCTGCGATGCGGATGGTCTCGAATTGGTCTGCCTTGCTAGCTACCTCGGTATATTTGATGAGGGCCGATACGCTGACATTATTATCAATGGCGATAAGGATGCGAAGACTGACGCTCACAGCATGACCGCCAAGCTTGTGGGTATCAGTCGCGATGCAGCAAAGGGCGTAATTTATGCCCTGATATATGGTTGTTCCGACAGGAAACTCGCTGAAATGTTGAAGACGGCTGGCAGTCCTATCAAGTCTGGCAAGGTCGCACGGGCTACTCTCAACGAGGGTATCGTTGGCCTCGGTAAGTTGTCTGACATTGTTAAGAAGAAAGCCGAGCGTGGCTTTGTGCTTGGCATTGACAAACGGCGCATACCGATCCGCTCACCACACTCCGCACTTAACTTTTTACTACAAAGCTGCGGTGCAATCCTTATGAAAAAATCTATGCAAATCTTTCACTTCGA